GTCTCACACGGGGACAACCTTTTTCTTTTTGAAAGTCGATTTCACCCAAAAGTTGGGGGAACTTCCCACAAGATTTGTGGGTTAGGCGGCCTTGAGCTGGTAGCGGGAGTTCCCGAGCGGGACCACGATCATGCCCGCGGGGACCACGACCGGGTGCGCGTCGCAGCGGCAGTTGTAGTCCTGCCTCGGATTATTTTTTCTCGCGGGCTGGTTTCTCTCCGTCGTCACGGGCGGGTCGTCCCAACGGAAGAGGATCCCCTTGTCGCTCATGGCCGAGAGCTCCTTGTGCCGGTGGCGCGTGGGGTGGTCCGTGGTGCCGGGCACGCAGACCCAGCGGTAGTAGTTCAATCCGACTTCGACGTACTTGGAGCCTTGGTACTCGGCCGTGAGCAGGTTCATCTCCTGGCGGGCGATGAAGTCGGCGCGGCGGGCGCTGACGCCGTAGGAGTCCTGGATCATTTTCTCGAGGGATCCGTAGCGGTCGCCGGCCAAGTAGGCCTTATGTACCTTTTGGCGGAGCTCGAACATCTCGTTTTGGGTGAATCCACCGATCTCTCGCTTCGTGGCCGACGTGTATTCGCGTGCGATCTGCTGGATCTGGAAGTCGGACTCCTCGGGCTGGATGGAGATAGTGGACACGTTTTCACGGAAGTCGCGGGACATCTGGAAGACGGCGCTCTCGAATACCTTGGAGAGGGCCGCGGTCTCCCAGGGCGAGGATCCCAGGACCTTCTCGATCCGCTCCGAGATCTTGCCCGCCTTCCGCTTGAAGGCGGACTCGGAAATGGCCACGGCCGCCTTTAGTTCTGGTGGAAGGTCGTCGGAAAGGAGACGGTAGGTCCCGGTGGCAGGATCCCACTTTGCCCCGATGGCCTTGAGCTCCTTGGTGAGCGTGAGATTGAAAGAGCCTGAAAACACGCCACGGTTGAAAGTGAGCCGGCCGGAGGAGAGGGCAAGTTCAAGGCTCGACCTTCCCCCGGACACGTTCTCGATGGCCAGCGGAAGATCGAGGCCGGAAAGGAGCGGGCGGTAAACTTGGCGCAGGAAGTACGCCTCGAGGACCGCCCGGAGCTCCTCACTTTTTCTTTTTGGAGGACGAACCGGCCGCAGCTCCCGTGCCCGCAGCAGCAGCCGGCGCCCCGGGGGCGGCAGCATGGGGACGAGCTCCAGCTTTTTTTTCGGCGGCGAGGTTTGCGTCTTGTCGTTTCTTAGCACTGTTGAAAGTCTCCTGCGCTATTTTTTCGATCCCAGGCACCGCGGACACCTTCACCGGGACAGTTAATCCGCTCTCGGCATCGTGTTTGAATCCCTCCCGGACGAGCGCGTCGTTCCGCTTGAACTCGGCCTGCGTGATTTCCCGGGCCTTCGATCCTGGCTTCGCGTCGCGGTTGAGGATGTTGGAGATTGAGTTCACGTGGATCTGCAGGGAGTCGGCCGCCTTGGTCTGGTTGCCGTCGAACTTCTTCAGGCGGTCGTTGATCGCCTCCAGCTTGATCTCGTCCATCGTCAGATAACCAAAGTCCATGCTCTCCCCCTAGTATTTTATAGTTTCGACGTTTTCTTCAGCGTCGATAAAAACCACCTTCTCGATGCCCACCAACGCGAAAAGTCTCCGCTTCGGCTCCAGGATAGCTTCCACCTCCTTGGCCGACTTCTCGAGGAGCAACAAGTTAAGGTGCTGCATCTTCACCACCACCACGCTCTTCTGAAACATGAATCCCTCCGGTTACTTTTTCCCGCCCATCTGCTCGTACAGCCACATCACGAACGGCCAGCGGATCTCCCCGTATTCCGCCTTACTCTTTTCCTTCGCCTTGTCCCAGAGCGGGCCGTTGCCCACGTGGATGGCGTCGAAGATCTCCTCGGAGGAGTAATGGACGCCGGCTCCCTCGAAGTCGTTCTTGTCCAGGTTGATGGAGGCCGAGTTCGTGACCTGGCCCTTCTTCAGGTTGATGGCGGCGTCCACCAGCTTGCGAAAGGCCTGGAGCTGGTCCAGGGTGAGGTCCATGAGCTGCTTGTTGGTGATCTCGATGGTCTTAGGCATGTCGTCCCTTTCCGTCGTCCGCGGCTTCGCCGGCGGAGGCCTTGCGGGAGGATCCCGGCTTCGGCTCCCCGGATCCAGGCTTCTGGGCTCCGCCCTTTGGCAGTCCGCCCTTTTCGCCGGCGGCCGGCTTTCCGCCCGCTCCTGGTTCGTCCTCCAGCAGCGCCACCGACGTCTCCGCCTCCAGCTGGTTGAGGGCGGCCGGTGTGTTCTCCAGCTTGATGTCCAGGATCCCGGAGGCGTTGGCCGCGTCCCGGTACTCCTTCTTCGTGAGGGCCTGGCGGTCGAACATCTCGCCGAGGGTCTGGGCCTTGTTGCGCTTCACCGTGCTCTCGTCCACAGAGGACAGCACGCGCAGGGCGGGGAACTCGAACTCCAGGTCGTCGGGCACGTCCCCGAAAAGCTGCTGGCAGCGGATCTCGACGATGCTCTTGAGCAGGTACTCCTCGTCCGGGCGGATGATGCCCTCGATCATCATGTTGTAGTTCTCCAGGTCCTCCTCGCCGGCGTTGAAGCCGGTGGCGGAAAGGCCGTAGAGCTTGGTGAGTGGGTAGCCGATCTCGGCCGCCAGGGAGATCCGGTTGTCCCCCAGGATCTCGGAGAGACCGCTGAAGGTGAGCTGGCGCTGGTGGAACTGGTCCTTCCCGTCCAGGATGGTGGCGTTGTGGAAGTTCTTGCGGCCGTTGGCGAACTCTATGCGCTTCTTCAGGAGGGCCTCGCCGTTGGGGTCGGCCAGGGCCTGCATGAAGCCGTCGATCATGTAAACGTCCAGCTTGAACTCGTCCAGGACCTCGAAGACGAGCTCGTGGTGCTTGAGGTACTGGTTGATGGGGCGGACGACTTGCTCGAGGACGGAGGCTCCCCAGCCCCTGAACCGCGGCCGGGAGAAGGACGGGATCTCCATCCCGTTCACCCGGAAGACCCGGGTCTTGTGGACGTTCTCGCCGTAGTAGTTGAAAAGGGTGACCTTGTTGAGGGCCAGGTTCTCGGAGTAGCCCTCGGTGTTTTGCAGGGACCAGAAGAGCTCCCAGAGGTCCACGGCCCTGAACTCGACCTTTTGCCCCTGCTTGATGGCCTTGATGTCCAGGGGCTCCATGGGGTCCTGGTCCTCGACGATGGCCAGGGTGCCACCGCCTCCGAAGAGCCGGGCCCACTTCTGCGTGCGGTTGGCGGTGTGGTAGTCGCGGTTGGCCCTCATGAACCGCTGGAGCATCTTCACTTCTTTTTCGTCCATCTGGGACGACTTAATGACCACGCCCCCGCGGTAGGCGTCGTCGACGGCCACGTCCACGGCCCGGCGGATGATCCCGTACTCGATGTAACACTCGGAAATATGCTGGCGGAAGTTGGAGATGTAGTACCAGCGGAGGTTGTGGGAAAGGGTGTCGATCGAGGAGAGCTGCGCCTGGCCCGGGAACATGGCCGCCTGGGGAAAGGGCGAGATGCCGAGGAACTGGTTGAGGGAGGAGACATCGTTGAAGTAGCTGCGGATGGCCCCGTTGCGTGGGATGTACTCGGGCTCGGCGACGGGGTGGCGGGATCTGTTTCGGACTACGGTCCCGTCTTCTTCGACGATGGAGGCGATCTCGTTGTCGGGGAGGTAGAGGATCTTCTTGGTCATTTTCCGAATCCCATGACTCTGCCCATCCTTTCGACCATGTCCGCGGTCATTCCCGGCGATCCAGTGAGTTCATTGTAGCCACCGGAGAGGCAGTCGACAATGTCGTCGTGAGCCCCGCCGGGGAAGTTCTCCAGCTCCCTGAAGAAGTCCTCGTTCCATGGGCCCCGGAGGACCTTGATCGTCTTGGCCTCGGCGGCCGAGGAAGCGGCCTTGGCCCTGGTCTGCTTGTCCCGGGAGAATATCAGGCTTTTGTACTGGAAACCAGCCATTAACTTGTTGAAGTTCTCGATCTCGGCCTTTCCAGCGCTCCCGGGATCCTGCTGGCGCATCTGGAGGCAGCCGTAGCCGTCCTGGATGGCCGTGTTCTTCATGAGGACGTCAATGTTCCGGGGCGTGTCCCGAGCGCTCCTCATGTCCACCACCAGGAAGGTGCCGTCGGGGTAGGAGGCGATCTTGAGCCCCCGGGTCCAGTCGGGGTCGTGGTTCGTGACCGAGGGCTTGGTGGCCGCGGTGTCCCAGAAGCGGACCTGGCGCTTCCACTGGGCGGGGATGGCGTCGATGATCTCGAACCACTCCCGCTTGAAGAAGTTCCCGGGCTGGGGCCGGACGTTCCAGTTCCCACGCAGAAGGCGCTCGCGGTCCACGAAGGGCATGGCCATGAGGTTGGCGTAGTAGCCGGGATCCCGGGCCATGAGGATCTTGTTGTCGGTGACCTTGGCGGGGATGAAGGCCAGGGTCAGCGGCCGCACCTCGGGGCCGGTGCCGTACTTCTTGAAGGCCTCCTTCTTCGAGTTGAACCACTCGAGGGAGTCGTCGGAGTGGCGCATGAAGGCCCGCACCTTGCCAGCCCGGGCTGGTATGGGGTAGCCGTCCGGGCCGATCCACCAGTCTATGAGCTGGCGGACGAAGGAGTCCGGGTCCGGGTTGCACGTCGCCCGGGTGTAGGGAGTGGCCAGGCCGCGGGAACGGCCGCGGGACAGGGTGACGTACCAGAACTGGGTGGCAGAGAAGTGGGTGAGCTCGTCCCACTCGATGAGGTCGATGTCGGTCCCCTGCCAGTGGAAGCGGTCCTTGTCGTGCTCCATGCCCGAGAGCTGCACGTGTGCTCCCGAGGGGAAGTACCAGGAGAGGCCGCTGGGCCGGCCGTTGGCGGGCAGGTACATCTCCTCGGACTTGGAGTAAAGGCCGCCGACGTTCTCGATCTCCTTGTTGGTCTTGCGGAAGATGACGGCGCCGAATTTGGGGTTGTCGTAGTGGTAGAAGGGCTCGCCCAGGACGGCGTAGGTCTTGCCTCCGCCGGCGCCTCCGCCGTAGATGACGATGTCGGCGGAGCAGGCGTGGAAGTCGGTCTGGGGCCCGGTCTGGGGTTCGTAAAGGTTCATTCCGGGGGAGGGTTCTTAGCCGGCAGCTTGATGGAAATGGAGACGACGGGGGAAGAAGCGGCTGGCGTGGATCCCGCGGATCCCCCAGGGGGAAGGGCCGGCTGCTGGGACGTCACCTCGACCTGGACGGCCTGGTTCATCTCGTCCAGGACCCGCTTCCGCATCTGGTTGCCCATGAAGCCGATCATGGCCGCCTCCCGGGCCGTCTTGGGGAGGAGGGGCTTGAGGCCTTTCTTGTCCTGGTCTTCCTTGGAGGGGAAGAGGCCGTCGGCCGCGACCTTGAGGTAGGCCTTGCTCATGACCAGCTCGGCCTCCGCCTGGGCGGCGACTTCCTTGGCCAAGCGGTTTTTAAAGATTTTAAGCCCCTGCTGTTTGATCTGGGCCCACTTTTGTGGCCACTCTCGGGACATCCTGTACCCGGTCTTGAGGGGGATCTTCCGGTCCTGGAAGAACTTGCGGACGTTGTCGGAGTCGCCGGCCATGAACTCGGCCTCGAGGGCGACGTGGTCGTACTTGGTGGGCTGGCGCTTAACCTTCTTTTGGGCCATCGGTCCCCGCCTTCGTGGGTGCCAGCTGCTCCGCACGGTCGAGGAAGAGCACGCCGTCCATGTGGTCGAGCTCGTGGAGGACGCACCGGGCGAAGACCTGGTGGAAAAACTGGTAGCGCTCCTTGCCCTCGCGGTCCCAGAAGCGGATCCGCACGATCTCGGGCCTCTTGACCTTCATGAACTTCCCGGGGAAGGAAAGGCAGCCTTCGTCGTCCAGCAGCTGCTCGCCCTCGGTTCCCATGACCTCGGGGTTGCAGATGACCAAAGGCCGGGCCCAGTGGCGCTTCCCGGAGAAGTAGTCCATCTCCAGGAGGGCGAGGCGGATGGGTTCGCGGGTCTGGATGGCGGTGATGCCCAGGGCGTTGCCGGCCAGGGACCTCATGACCCAGGTGGCGTCCTGGACGACCTTGTCGAGGGCGGAGCCGAACTCCATGACGGGGGTGGACTTCTGGCGGAGGATCTCGTCGGGGTTGAAAACGAGCTCTTTCATGTCAGGCCGTCCACGTGTGCTTGCACTTGGGGCAGGTATGGGAGACCTTGGAGACGCCCTTCTCGACCTGGTTGCGGATCTCCTCGATGGCGGACGCCTTGAGGAGGACGGAGTTGAGGTGGGAGATGTCCTTTTCAGTGAAGCCGGGGATCTCCGCCAGGTCGGCCAGCTTCACCATGCCGAGCAGCTTCTTCTCGTCCCACGTGGCCAGCTCGTGGGTCTTGTTGTCGGCGATGGCGAACTCGCGCAGAGCGTCCACGTCGAGGTGCTCCACGCGGACGACGGGGATCTTCTTGTAGCCGAGGATCCGCAGGGCCTTGAGGCGGGTGTTGCCAGCCCAGACCTTGTTGAACTGGTCCACGACCAAGGGCTGGAGGAAGCCGTACTTCTTGATGGATGCCACGACCTCGGGGACTGCGGGTTCGTTGAAGCGTGGGTTGTCTTCCCACTCCGTCAAGGAGTCGATGTCGACGATGACTACTGGCGGCGGCAGATATTCTGGATCCAAGGCTTCCTCCGTTGCCGAAAGGTTAACACAAAATTTGTGGGTAGGTC